GGGCTTGCTCTTGGCGTCAACGCGGCTGATGAGATCCGCCAACGCCTCCCGTTTACCGACTTGATTTCGTTCGATTAACATGAGTTTTGGTGCAAGCGCCGGGTTATCTGCGCCCCTCCACTAGAGACAAGATGGCCGCTTCCGCGTCCTGTCTGTTACCGGATTTCATGGCCTGACTGAGTGCGGCGCTGTCGTTGGACTTGCGCGAGTTGGACTGCGGCATCGGAGCCGCTGCTGGACGAGCAGGAGGACGGGATGGTGGATGGCCGTTACCGTTACCGTTGGGCTTTGGTGTACCGTTTGCGGCGATTACCTGCCCAACGATCAGGGGCCAATTCCTCAAAAGCCGGATGTCCGGGTTTTCTTTGACGAATTGATCCGCCTTCTTCCACTCAGCCGACTTCGGATCGTTGAGCCAGGGATACAACTCAAGAGCCTTCTTGGCCACCGTCTTGACTTGTTCCTGTTCTTCAACGGCGACTTGGCTCAACCGGGCTTCGCGTTTGGCAATCAACCGTGAGGCTTCCCTGTCCAGTTGCCGTTTGCGTAGCTCCAGTTTGTCGGACATCTCGATAACGTAATCGGCGTCCACTTCGACTTCCTTGCCGTCTTTGTCCCGGAGCGTTCCCCCTTCGGGATTGCGCTTGGCCCAAATCAGCAACTTGTCGATTCCATCCACTTGCTTGTCGATCTCGCCCAACTGCTTGCCGAACTGTTGAACCTGTCCGTCGTTGACTTCCACTTCCTGGGCCGTCTCCTGAGGCTTGGTGCCTTCCAGTTCCGCAACCTTGGCCTTGAGGGCTTCGCGTTCCTCCCGCATCTGGGCAGCGCCTTCGGCTTTCGCCTGAGCTTCCCTGAGCTTGCGGGTGAACTTCTTTACCCTCTTGGTGTAGGAAGCGGGCCAGCCTTTTTCTTGGCCGTGCGCGGTGAGTTCTTCCTCGGACAATTCCGACAGTTCTTCAAGATCCTCTTCGTCCACTTCTGCGTCCGGCTCCGGGGCAGCGTCGGACTCAGCCAGTTCATTAGTTTCCGGTGTCTCTTGGCCTTCGTCTTCGACGGGCACTTGCGCTTCGTCATCAACTTCGGCCGGAGGGTTATCCCCTGATTGCTCAGGAGCCAGTAAGCCCTCACCCAACTGACGCAAAGCGTCATCGCGTGAAAGCGTTTGAGCGGCGTCGTTGGTTACAACAACAGTCCGCTGCACGGTAGGCGCGGCCGGAGCCTCCGAAGCCACCGAGGGGGCTTCAGGATTTGGCGCTGGTTTGTTCTTTCTCATGCTTATCGCAAGTAGGCAGCCTTTACCGATGAACCAAAGGCAGAAAGGTTCTTGGGGTTGCTACGCTCCTTCCTGGATCCTGTCAATAGCGGCGTTACCGATACAGAATCCAACTTTATCGTTAACGTAAAATTGGAGTTGTTGACACGGCTCTCTGGAAAAGAACTTTCGGGCGCCCTGAGAGGAAGACTAATCCTCTTCCTCCTGAACCTTCTTCTCGGCTTTGAACTCCGGCCAGCGTTTCCACGAACCATCCCGAAGATCCGATAGTTCCTGCCACAGATCGTTCAAGCCCCGAACACAACCAGCCGCCCATTCCCGATTCTTCGTATCAGGATGCGTCACCCAGTCGTTGCCCTCCGCAATCGCCAACTCGAACCGTGACTTGATCGCCTGCCACACGGCCTCGTTCTCTTTGAGCCCACCAAGAGAGTCCCCGCATTGCGCGATCTCTTTGCGGGCTTGTTCCTCCGTTCGGCCGTTGGTGAGTTGGTGAAGAGTCCTCACTTGCCTTTCTTCTTTCCGAAGAATCCAGATGGAGGAGCAACCGTTGGGGGAGGATCCGGCAACGTGGCCGGTGGAGACGCTGGAACAACTTCAGGTGATGGCGAGTTGGAGATCGTGATCGTCCCGAAACAGGATCGGCACATGAGGGTTGCGGCGTTTGGGCCACCGCTGAACCCTGGTTTCGTCTGATCGCCTTCCTCGAACTCAGCGGCCCACCCGCATACCTGACACTCGAATGTTTTGCCGTGCCACCACGGCTTACGGGTTGGGGATTGTGTGATTTTCATAGTGCTGCCTGCATTTGGTTATCAGGTTGAACCCCCAACCGTCCAGTCATCTTGTTCTGTTCCTGCTGAACTGATTGCTGGAGGTTCTTCTGGTACTTCTGGACTCGTTCCACGAACAACGGATTTGGCTGTTGCCCGTCCTGAATCCCAAGCGCCTGTTGGTACAGGGGGTTCCCCTGAATGACTTGCTGGAGGAACTGGAGCTTCATGTTCGCGGTTGGATCGTTCTCGGTGAACTCCGCTTCGTTGCCGGCGTACATCCTGAGAACTTGCGTGTCAACGTCCCGATAAACGGCTTGCGCGGCTCCCTGTTCGTCTTTCACGAGAGCTTGCGCGTACGTCGGATCAATCGCCGTGATGATCAGTTTCACCATCGCGGCTAGATCAATCACCCCAGCCCTGTCCAACGGAACCGCCATCTTGGCTACGGCGTCGAGTTTCTTGAACACGAATTCCATGTCCAGATCCTTCACGTCGAATGCCATCGCAACATCGAAATCACCGGAGATGTCCTCTGGTGAAGTCGGGAAGTTCGTCGCGCCACCAGCGATCCTGGCAAGTTCTTCCTCGTCGGCGTTCTCCTGAATGAGCCGCCAGTAATACTTGAACATCGCCTGAGCGGAGCCGAGATACCGCCCGACAACAGCCTGCAGTTTGTTCTGCCATTTCGCCGGCAAAACATTCTCCGTCATAAACCCGAAGTAATTGTCGATCCTGTACCGGGCTTCCTTGATCAGTTCAAACCCAAGAGCAGGAGAACCTGGGGGTGGCGGGGCTGGTTCCAAGTCACCCGCTCGCCTACGTGGGATCTGGGCGCCCGGGCCGGCTTTGTACTTCATGGACATCCGGTTCGCCACCATCCACGGAGGGTTCAGTTCCATGTCGGCCCGATCCGTCAACTGATCCAGGGTTCGCTTGATGAGTTGCTGATCGGAACCAACCAGTTCAGGGATCCCGATGTTGTCGTGAAAGTTTCGGCGCCGGCGTTGCCAACGGAACGGGAAAAACCCGTACGAAGAAGAGTCCGTCATGGGGTAATGTTTGCCCCACAGATCGTCTCCTCGCTCCGTTTTCATGGTGTGTGGGCTCATCACGGTACACCAGATTTGCGGGATCCCTTCGTCCGTCGTGTAACGGACGTACGCGTGGATGACTTCGCACAGGTAAGTGTGGCCGGTACGAGTCGAAGGATTAAATGTCTCGGCGTCATCGTCCTCTTCCGAGTCGTCCACCATTGCGATGTCGGGCCCCCACTCGGTTGATTGCCCGACTGTCTTGATGACTTTCTCGCACCAGTCCGCGTCCCATCCGTCAACGGCTTTTCTCTCCATGATCTGCGCTGGAGTCAGCCATTCCCGAACCATGTGCCACGGTGAAGTCTCTGGATCCGTCATGTCCTGCGGTGAAAAGTAATCGTACCCAACCTCCCGGGCCACCACACAGGGAGCGTTCTTGGAAAGAAACGGTGCCGGGAACGATCCTGAACCGTTCTCCCGAAGGCTTCGGATGCACTTCCGAGCCATCTTCGCGGACATCTTGTAGTTCAGGAGCCACGAATCCCCGTACGCTTCTCGTTCGGGTTGGAACAGTTGAGCCGCGACAGTTTGGGCGATCTGTTGAAGAACTTCAACTGCTTCGCTCTCCCGATCCTTGTCCATGATCTGCTGTGGGAAGTACGCCACTGTCTGGGCTTGCTGGGCGACTTCAATGGGGATCTCGATCCCTTCCGAGTACGCACCCAAAAGAGCTTGTTGGGCCATTTGGGCAGCTTCCTCAAGCCGCTCCATTGAGATCGGAACCATCTTCATTGCGATCTGGCGATCCCAATACACCTGCCACATTGAAGCCCCGTACCCACCACCGAACTGCCACATCAACCCGGCTTCGTCATTTAGGATCGTTCTGTCTCGTTCAATGTACTTCCCCAGAACCTTCTCGGAATTTGCCGCTTGCGCGGTGTCCTCGGCTCCGGTTGGTTTCATCTTGATCTGTGCCCGGGCGAACGCCGATTCAAGCATGTCCCCGATGTCCATCAGGATCCCGTCAGCCAAGTAGATCCGTCCGTCCCAGGCGTCTTCGTACGGGACAGGATCTCTGGAGAGAAGTTCACGATGTTTCTTGTAGTCCTGCGCTCGTCCTTCCCATTTGCAGTAACGGATCCTGTCGTTGCGCCGTTTCCTGACTGAGTTGGACGAGAGCCCGCCAGCTTTCTTGAACTCGTCAATGAGTCTCCCCACGGGTGGGGTGTCCGACACCAACCAAAGGCCGTCATCAAACGGATCTCCTAAAGTGTTCATTCGTTGTCGTCTTGTTCAGAGGCAGAGCGGATCTTGAACGTCCTGTCTGTGACGTGGACAAGATCGCCGCCAGCCATGTATCTCAAAGTGTCGATAACGTCCTTTGATGCACCCGTTTCCCCGGATCTACCAGTGTAATTTTCAAGAGCCCAGATCACTTGCCGGCAATCTTCACTCACGTAGAGCCTTGGAGGCTGGACGATCTTCCCGGATCCTTTGTCCACTTTGTAATCCAGAAGTTCCTTGATGAGTTCGAGATCAATCCGTCCTCCAGTTGCGGGAATGAAGTCGATTGGCTCCAGAACGGTGTTGTCGTCGTCCTTGTGTTCTTCCGCGAACAGATCCAATGGGCTGATCTGGCCTTGTTCTTCGAGTTGTGGGCGGGCGAACGCCCGTGAATCCGCCAAGCGTTCAAAGATGTCCTCTCTTGCCAACGAACCTGTTGGAAGTTTCTTCTGGATCCTGAGGCGGTAAGGATCGCGTTCCGGGACTCCCCCGCCAAGCACTTTCTCCAAGTCATTCCATTCTCTTTTGTACCCGATCACGCCAAGGTTGAGGTTCGCCTGCGCGGGACCCTGATCGCCATCCCAACCTTTCTTCTGATCTTCAGACGTTTCTCTTGAGGTTTCCACGGCCCATTCTCCATACCGTTGCATGTCCGGCCAGTCCCGGTAGATCCAGTAAACCGGCCGGCCCCCGTACCCTTCTGTGACTCGTACCCAGATCGAGAACCAGGGCCTTTGATCGGCCGGATCGTTCACCTGATAGTTCGTGCCATCCTCAGGAAGTTGATCGGCCCTTACGATGTTCTGGGCGCCGAAGTTCCCGAACTGTCTGGCTACGGAGTCACGGGCGAATCCGAACGCGAACCTTTCCACGTAATCTTGAATCCTCCCTTCACAATCCTTTCGGACGATCTCGGAGTAACCATTGAAACTTTGTCGGCTCCAATGATGCCACACCGCTCTTGTACGGGGCCATTCGCAATCCGCTAGGACTGGCATGTGGCCAAGAGGAAGTCCTTTCAACTGCGCTTTGAAATCTCCGAACTCACCGTTCACGTTTACGGGGGCAGTCTTGAGATACCTGGCTGAACCCACGACAGTCTTGATCGACGGGATCATCCCTTTGATCGGGGTGTAGGGCCACGCCAGTTTGGCGTTCCTGTACCGGACACGTCTGGCCAACATCCTGAACCACGAAAGCGGAAGCCCTTCATCGGCTACCACGGCGAGGTTCTGGATCTTCGTGCCGTCAGGACGTTCTTTGAGATCCAAGATTGGATTCCCTGCCTGGGTTGTGCCGATCACGTCCCGTCTTGCTCCAAACTCGCAGCCCTCGAACTGTCCAGGATCACTTTTGTAACTCTTGAACTTGATCGTCGAATTTCCGGTGTACCGGACAAGATTGCCTTTAATCCAACAAGCTCCAGATGGGATCAGGAGTACCCCTTGCGAGAACCCATTGGCTTCCGTGAAGTTTACCTTGTACTTCTGGGTTCTCTTTCCTTGAAGCTTGTTGATGTACCGATCAAAGAACGCCCAAACCATCTTCTGATGAATGGCGATGGAGGATTGATCCGTCTCGGCGAGTAATAGCCCCTCGAACCCGGGATAGGCATGAGCGGCTTCACAGAGTCGTTTCACGGCCCACCAAGTCTTTGCTGCTCCCCGGTTCCACCCGAAGATCGCCAGGATCTCCACGTCATCGTCTGAAAGGTTCTGATCGTTCAACTGCCAACAATCCAACTCGAACCCGCTGTACAGTGGATCCTCTTCCGCCTCTCTCAAAGTCTTGTTCCGTGTCTCCAGCCAGTTCGCGTACAACTCTTCGCCACCGGGCCTATTAACCAGCCCAAGAACCTCTTCCTGCGAAAGATTCGGCAGACAAGGATGGGCCGGTGGGATCAGGGGTTGCATTTAACGCAACGTGTTTGGAAACTCTGCGGCAATCTTGTCCGAGTGCTTGTCGATGAAATCCTGCCTTGGAATCCTCCAAGGACTGCTGCATTCCACCACGCAGGTTGCTTGAAGCAATGGAATCACGTCCCTGACGTGAACATGGGTGCTCAAAATAGAAAGTATTTCCTTCTCGCGCTGCTCCGCAACAGCCCTCCACGATTCGATCTCTTTCCGTTCGTTTGTGACACCGGAATTCTTCGGATATGGTGCCAAACCCATAGGAATAGATTGTGGGCTTGGAGGAAAGTATCCTTCATTTGTCTTCATAAGTTCATCGACATCCAACCAACCAGACAATCGCCGACAACACAATCCCAGCCAGCACGGCGACGATTTCCCACACAGGATCTACATAACCCAGCCAACGAATGTTTCTGCTGGTATCGCTGCTGACGGTTCATCCGAATCTCAAGTGTAACTCTCGGAACGAACTCCAGGAATGATCGTCATCACGTCCACTGCTTCGCATGGAGCACCCGTACGATACCAAAACCCACGGCAGTTACCATGACCTTCAAATCGGTCATACCCTTTCACCCACCAGTATCTTCTCAGAAAATAACCGCATTCATCCCGGGGAACCCGAATATCCACAACGGCGTACGCCACCAAATGCGATAATGGCCCGCCGTCAGTCCACTTGGCAGGATCACATTGCTTCAACGGAAACCTTACCCGCTGGCCACAATGCCAAATCCCCTCCCTCAAATACTCGTAATTGTCCTTAGGTCTCAACCACACAATCCGGGTCTCAACAACATGCTCAGTCATACCCGTTTCCTTCTCTGATACCGCACTGTCGTCCAACACACCCCAAGCTCCTTCGAGATGGCGTGATTGCTCTTAGCCCAGTCCACACCAGCCCACCGAGCCTTTGGCTTCAAGTTCCTGAACCCAGCCTTCCGGCGTTTTCTGTCCAAATGTTCACCGCACAGAAGGGTTGACTCTGGATCTATCGGTTTTGAGCACAATCGGCACAGCCCAGCCAAGGCGTGGCGACGCTGGTAGTCCTGTTGTCGGCTCATAAAGCCCAGTAAATACGGCGGCCCCACCGTCCATGTCAACCCCTTTCTGCGGTGAACTGCCCCATCTCAGGATCCGCCTAAAGGCCCCTGTTCCGTTCCTTGAACCGGCTTCACCACCACAGAAGCCCCTTCCTGAGCCGGGAACAGTGACACAGACGTGGCTGATTTCCTGGCGTTCTTGCGTGGTTTGCGCTTCACACTGGTTGTCACGGCAGCAGATGTACCGTCCCGCACAACGGCATCCTCAACAGCGGATTGCCCCTTTTTGTTAGTAATTTCGAGAGAAGGACAAGGATTGACGCCCGCGCCCCGCCCCGCGTCCTGGCCCCCCTCCCCCCGGCCTGGGCAAGCCCGGGCAGGAATCTGCGCAGGTTCTTGCGGAATTGGCTTGACGCAACTGGGCAGATCTCCCTTACGATCCCTCCCGTCTTCCATGGTGCGAGTGGCTTTGGTACAGGACTGCTCTGGTACGGGTTGGGCAGAGGTTTCTATGGCCAAGGCTTTTTGCGGGGCTGGGGTGGCGATGACTTGCCTTAGCTGCTCAAACTCTATCCTGACACGCTCCAGAATGGTGCCGTCCGTGCGTACCGGCCCTTGCGGGGTTGTCAGGCTGGTAAGCTGCGCGTGCTTGTCTAGCAGGACTCCGATTACGATATGCAATTGGTTGGCTGGCACCTTGTTGCGGATTAGAGCTTGTTTGAGCCGTTCAACGGCCAGGGTGATGCAACCCGAGATGCGTCCAGCCACCAAATCAATCCAGGTTCCGGGCTGATCAACCATCTGGCGCTTGATCCTGATTACGGTGTCACTTGAGACGTTGTAATCTCGGAGGATGTCCTTGTAAGTTCTTGATACGGACAAGTCTGCTTCGATTGCCCGTACGATTGCTGCATCTGTATTGCGCCTGCGATCATGTTTTAGTGGCTTTCGGACTCTTGAACTTGCTGATGCCATCATGGGGTGTGACTGCCACTCAGGACAGCCATTTGCAAGCTCCCAGTTGCCCTGGAGCGGTTTTTCTTGTGTTTGGGTGAGGTTGTATGGGGTGACACCTGGGCTTGTTCAACGAATTTCTTTCGTGTGTATGGCGTTGCCGTGTAGGTGTTTAGGTGTTTGGAGTGTGGATGATTGTATTATTTGATTGAACACAAGGCGCGTTGTGCTAGTCTGATGTCCACGAAAGGCACTATTATGCTTCAAAACATGAAAGGCACCAATGACTAACGAAACAGCATTCCCCACCGTAGCAGCAGCGCAAAAGAACCGGAAATGCAGGGCAATCGCCTGGGACAGTGGCAATCCCGGACCAATCCTGGGATTCTTGGCCGAACAAGATGCGCGCGACTACTGCTACTGCCAGTCACAGGGTTACTGGCAGTACGATAGTAGGCCGTTCGCAGCCCACAAACAGCTTGCCGTGAAAGCGAGGGTTTGACAGTTCCACTCCGCTCCTACGTTGTGGGGGCGGAATGGAGCAATCAAGCTCCAATAATG